ACAAAATCTTTTTCCGTATCTGAAACCTCAAAACCCAATTTTGGTTTTGCTGAAACGAAAACTTTACCAAATACTGGTGGATCATTTTCTTCTCCACCCCATACATTGACAGCTTCAAAAGCAGGATAGTTTTGTTGAATTAACTTGATGTAATCATTCTTAGTCACAGCACGATTCTGTGATAGTAGAGCAAGAGGTGCGGCAAATTTAATTGAATCTACTGATTCTCTGGTGACACCACCAGCAGCCGCAGAAATTGAATTTACAGAAATTAAACTAAATCCACCAACTGTTGCGGAAGAAACAAAACTATTTGCTTTGTTTGATGCATCTGCACTGGTAATCAAATATTCTAGGGTGATTACACCACCATCCGGTATCTTTTTACCTAAAGTGTCATCACCAAAGTAAACTTCGTATTGTCCGTTTTTACCTTCTTGTAGGTAATAAACTTCGGATGTTGAATTTACAGTAAGTGCATTCGTAGATAAATCATAGACCACAGTTTCTGTATTTGAAGCAGACTGTTTCACCGAAACTCTCAAAGTTGTCGTATCAATGTTCGCATCTGGTATTGTAAACAGTTGTTTTGGATTAGAAAATAAACTATTGTTGTAAGAGTATGAAACTAGTTGTCCCTGATAGATTGGCACGTTTGTGAAAACAAAATTGTTTGCTGTTTTGGAAACTGTTGTAGATTCTACGGTAACAAACTTGTATGATACACCATCTAATTGTGAAGACGAAAATGCATAACCTCTAGGCAGAGTTAATGAACCTGGAGTAGAATTTGTTGTTTGAATAGTTACATTAACAATTGCTCTCGGTGCTCTAGCTGAACGTGGTGTATATCCAACTCGTTTTGCATGTGAAACAACAGAATTTCTAAGAGAAGCACTATCCAAGAATGCTTCATTGGCAATCATATTCAAGTAATATGCATTGTAGTGAGTATTGTATGCTAGAATGTCCAATAGAACACTTAAGCCAGAACCTTCAAAATCATAGTCTTGAAATTCAGTTTGTTGTCTTAGAAAATTTCTAAGATTAGTTTTGATAGAATCAAAATCTAATTCGGTTACATTTAAACGGTCCGCCATCTTATCTGTCTCGTTGTAAGAAGAAGTTTATTGTTATTGGGTCTGTTCTATTGACTATCAAAAATGTCATACCGATACTGTAAGAATTGCCTTCATAATTTGGCGAAACAGCAACGCTTTTTACGATAACTCTTGGCTCATAATTTTCTAGCGTTTGAACAATCTCACGCTTCAAGGCGGAAGATGTTATGGAATCCATGTTTTCAAATAGCAAGTTGCGTACACCGGAGCCCAACTGAGGCTGGAAAGGTCTTTCGTACCGAGAAGTGGAAATCAAATTCTTAACCGAATTGATTACCGCCATCTCGTCAACGTGCTTATTCACATCCTTCTTTATAGGATGGGCTGTGAAAGACAAGTCCAAGTCTTTGTATTTTCTGGTTGTTGCGCTTACTACTGTTGCCATGTTCTATTTATCAGCTAATTCTTGTAATAAGTTTATCTGTTCCTATATAATTTTCTATTAAAGCCGTCTGAGACTGACCCATTGAAGAAAATTGCCGAACTTTTGCAAAATCATCCATCAATGTTTTACTGTTGGTATAAAAATTTTCATCATGCAATTTTCTTGTGTCCATGAGACTTATAACATTTGCTAAATTATTATAAATTGTATTAGCTTGTGGTAATGTCAAACTGCAAGATCCTCCGCCAGAAATGCTAGTTGATAGTATTACCGTATTTGCAATGATGTTTGTGTTTGCTTGAGACAATTCTGGATCAATAAAAACGCTAGTGAAACTGCCAAAAATTGGAGCAGTATTTTGAATTCCATCGGTTTGATAAATGATATACATTAGTCCTTTTGCTACAGCCATCGCATTATCATAATACGGTTTTGCTTGAGCGGCATCTGGATTATTTGTTGCATCCGTTTGAAAACTTGTAACACCAGAAATTCTATTTGTGTGTGCCACAAAATTGGCAGAATTGGTGTATAAATTTGAAGATACATTTATTGAAACAATGTCAACTACCATGTTTAATTTATCTTGTACACCCAAATTTGTATAACTTGTAATTGTAAGTATTGTATCCCGTAATGTATTTGCAGAATTTAAAATGTTAGCTACTGAAACCGAAGTTGGATTTTTAAAGTAACCACTAACAGAACTATTCGCAATATCCTCCGATTGCCAATCAGTAATTATAGTCGGAACACTATTCAAATGTTCTTTTGCATCCACGGATAAATCTGGTATATCACCTCTAGTGTCTATGTAATTGTATCCTAATTTTTGAAATAATTTAGCCATAGTATTTTTCCTTATCAAGCACTTAAAAATTTACCTATTACGGGTCCAGCTTTTGGATGACTGTGTGTATTATAAATCAAAGAATTGATTGTGTCAAACATGAAAACTGCTGATGAAATACCAATACTTGCATATCCAATATTACCGACAAAGAAATTTCCTATTGGAGCATTTACAGACACTAATGATGTAATTGGTCCAACTGTAGTAATAGATCCTGGAGTCGCAACTGGAGTTAATGGAGTGGGCAAGCCCAATGATAACCCACCAAGAGAAGATGTGAATCCATATGGACCAGCAAAAACACCCATTTTTGCATTCACTCTTGATTCCGCAGTAAGCGTGTCGCATGTAATTGAACCATGAATGAATAAATCTGATCCTAAATTCAAACTTTGCGCTGATGACAAACTCAAAGAACCACCAAATTTTTCACTTGCACTAACGCTAACATTTTTATTACCAGAAATTGAAAGATTTCCAGCACTCAGGACATTCATTTTTCCTTTTACTGCAAGATTGTAATCTCCACCAACTTCCTGATTTAAATCACCATCCACTTGCATATTACAATCGCCTTTAACAACGATGTTACATGCACCGCTAACATAAATGTTTTTCTTTCCGATTGTAATATCAAAGCCTTCACCAAAAACTTTTATAACTTGATTTCCATCTGGATGCATTTCAATAAAGTTTCTAGATTTTCCGTGTTGTATGCGTACCCGTTCTCTTCCTGGAGTATCATCTAATTGAATTGAATGTGCTCCCTCACTATCCCACGTTTGATTGTATGGATATAATGGTGGATTGTCAACCGAGGCTGGAGATGGCGGTTCTTGAAATAAATTATTTGATGGATTGGAACTGAATGCACCAACCACCTGTTCATATGATTTAGTATAGTCGCTATTTGTTGCCATAATTTTTTAAGGAGTTTTTGATTTTTGGCTTGGTGCAGTTGGAACTTGTAATCCTGCAGGCACGGAGCCAGTGTATGAAGTGATTGTCGCATTAGCTTTGGTAACTTCATCTTGAGTGGTTGGTACAAATAAACCAACTGTTGATGAAACTGCAATTCCTACAGCTAAACCCGCAACAGTAGCAGATGCGGTTAGAGCGTCTTTAGTTGCTGTTGCAACGTCTTTTATTGCTCCTGCCAATTCTGTATAACTTTTTCCGGTATCAGATGGAGAAATATATGTATCTTCTGGCGCATCAATTGAAGATACATTTCCATTTGTATCGGTAATTAATTGGGAACCATCTTCAAATGTTTGTATAGAAGACCCATCCTCAAATTCTTGTGTTCCTACTGTCCATGTTGGACTAGTTGGTGCAGATTCAGTCCATACTTCACTAAAAATACTTCCTAAAGCCGATAACAATTTATTTAGACAGTCTCTCAACATTTCTAAATATTTTTTTGGCAAACTAAGAATCCATTGAATGAGTGCTCGGATCTTAACTAATACAGCAAGAACATATTTTTCAAATTCTATAATTGGTTGAATGTATTCTTGATTGATATAATTAATATACTCGGCTATAGACTTTAGCATATTGATAACTGATGAAAAAGAACCAGATGGATCACTAAACCCTAGCAATCTCATAATGGATCTAATTCCTTCTCTAATCCATTTTGCAATTCCTTTTAAGAATTTCTTTAGTCCAATATTTTTCTTCAAATCATTTGCAAAATCACAACTATGCACCAACTTATTATTTGTTACATCAATGCTTGTTCCTGCAATTTTTCCCATAGCCCAAATTGATGTTGTTGGTGTGCCTTCTTCCCCAAAATCTCCTGTGTTATACAGTAATGTGTAATCGGATAGCGATGCTTCTTCAACAGTGGTTGCTAAGATTGGTTTAAATGTTTGTGCGCTCATTTTTTATTCTCTTGGTGATATAGTCGCAGAATTCCATCCAACATGTCTCTGTAGCAACAATCAAGTTCCGAATGGGCATCTTCTAGTTTAATATCAGTATGACAATGACAATCTATAGACTCTATTTCTTTTAAGAATTCTTCGGTTGTAATTATTCCCGCAATATATTTCTCATGCGATATGGCTGCCTTCGCTGTCAAAATATGTAAATCAATTAAACTTTGACTCATTTTGATATCATTCCCGGCAAGAATCCAATCATCACTGGTTGTTGTGCAGTTTCACCATCTAAGAAAAATCCAACAATCCAATCATTTAATTTAGGAGAAGAAAACATTCTTGAAGTGTTAATAGCATACATTGGATGCGCCCAAGGCAAGCCTTCAGTTGGAAGTTGCGCTTTATCTGTATTATGCCAACCTAATATTCTAACTTGACACCTTCCCATTGCCAATGGATCTAGTCTGTTTTCAACTATGCCGACCCACCAAATGAAACCATTTTTTCCAGAAAAATTATTATCCATAAAAATCCGCCAAATCATTTTGTTGCTGTGTACTCAAATAAACTCTATCCCGGTTTGAAGAATCTGTGGCCACTTCCAGAATAGTTTCATGTTTGTCATAAGTAATCATCTGTCTTGCGGCCACAATCAAATATTTACCACTTTTTGATTTATCCATGTTATCTTGATTTTTTTCTGAAGATTGCTCACTAGTCGTTGGAACTGTTATGTTCACGTTTGTGCCAGAAATCAAATCAAAGTTTCCTGGCATAACAATTTTTAATCTTTGATTCATCAAATTACGCATAGCAGATTCTCTTTGTATCACATAGTTATATGTATCATCATCCGCATCAATAGAATTCGCATCATTTTCTTTTACATACTCATTCTTTGCTTTAAAAATTCCTGTTGGGAAAAAAACTTTCCTTGAATCAAACATCTCCGTATTTTTAACACCATCTTTATTTTTAACAACACCAATATTTGGGGTTTTGTTTGCATGTTTGCCGGTTGAATAAACGTCATCAAAGTTTACATTTCTTATTGCAACCTTTCTGGACATAATATCAAATCCAATAAAAGTTCCAGCATAAACTCCATGCTTGATATTTTTATTCAAATCAAATTGAGAAACAACTTCAAGATATCTAGCGCCCATCATTTCATTTTTTTCAGAATCCTGCAATGCTAAATTTTTTGGCTG